ACCTTACCGCTGCTGTCGATGGTCATGCGGGTTGACCCTTGAGTTTGTAATCTTAAATCTCCGCTTCCCCCTTGGCTGTTTATGTATATTCCACCGTTAGCAAGGGCATGATTACCTATACGCAAATCTGTGGCGTTAGCACCTGTGACTTTTATTAAGTCTCCAACTATGTTTTCTGTAATTGATAGCTTTGCGTCTGGAAAACTCGTCCCAATCCCCAAGCGTTCGTCGGCACTCTTCCACACCATTTTTGGCGTGGTGCCTGTCGAGTCGTAGAAGGAGATGTCGCCGTTGGAGGCAATGCGCATTTTTTGAGCAGGGTTTTGAGCGTAGTTTGTAGGAGCTAACCACCACACAAAGTCACCTAGACCAGTGCCGTTAGTTTTCTCCATGCCAAAGAAACCACTTAAACGATTGGTTCCCCAAGTCGCACTGTCCGTTTTATATGTTTGCCCTAAAAGATTGCCCGTAGTTGTGCCATTATCTTCAAAGTTTAAACCCGCTGGACTAACATCTTGTGAAGCACCCCATCCACTCGCTGGATCAAAAGAAGTGCTGTCTATATTTACAGTCCCTGTTACGTCTACACCTGTGCTGGTGGTGGCGAGTTTGGGAGAACCATAATGATAAAGCAATGCTTCACCTGTAGTTCCATTCGCTCTAAAATAGTCAGCAACACCCCCAGAACCATTATCTGATTTGATAATGACTTGCTTATCATCGCTATCATTTTGAATAATAAGGCTGTTTGTTATGTTCTGAATGTAACTATTCGCACCATCTTGGTAAATCTGTAGGTCAGACCCAGCTCCGAATATGGCTTTGTCGTTGACGCCGAACGAAATATTCGCCGTTGTGGTGGTTGCCGCGTTGATCGTGAATGTGTCTGTATCGGCATCACCGATCGTAACATTGCCGGTCATCGTGACATCGGACGCCTCGCCGGAAACATTCAAGAAACGGGAATCCGCCTCGGTTTTTGAGTAGGTGCCGAGGTTGGTTAGTGCCGCCGCCGCTGTGGTTGCCCCTGTGCCGCCCTGAGAGACGCCCAGAGTGCCATCAGCCGTTTTTGCGCCACCGATGTTCACTGTCCAGGATGTTTTCGTTCCAGAGCCGCCATATCCAACCGCCTCAACAACCAGGGTGGTTCCGGAATAAGAGGTCACAACCGCATCGAGAAAATTGGTCGCCGGTGCCGCCGCATCCGCAATCCGCAATGGCGTTCCCGCCTGATAAGGCTTGCCAGATGAAACCGTGAAGGTTTTGGAACCGGTGCCGATCGCGTTCGAGGTTGTCGATGTGTCGTTGTAAATATCGCCGGCGTGAGTGACGAAATCCTCGAACGCATCCGGCAACCCTTCAACGTAATTAACGCCCTCGAAATCTGCCAGGGTATAAGTTCGACCGTTTAGTGTGACCGGATATGCCATTTTGCGTTCCTCTTAAATTAGTTCCTCAACCTCAATCAATCGACCGTAATAGTCCAAGGCCGAATTGGTGATCGGTTGGGTTTGCCTGATCCTACCATAAATATTTTGCGTGATCCATGTTGATGCGTCTGCCGGTTGCGGAATGATGAGAATATCTTTGGAAATACCGCGAGACCGGTCAATCTGGTTAAACACGTTCCCGAATATTTCGTTCTCTGGCAAGTTAATCAATTCGAACCTCATCACGCGATAACGCTCGACCTCATCAACAAAGGTTTGACCACCGCGAGATTTCGTGACCCGCGATTCATCCACAAATTCAAATTGAACGCCGTTCGCATAGTTGACCGATGGCCGATATGCCGGCCCAGCGATCAACCGTCCCGCTTGCAAATATCCTTCCGAGTTCGATGGATCGGAAATGTCGATGCGCAAATAACGCGCTTGAACCGCCGATGCCAGGACATCAAACGACGAAACCGTGTATTCGGCCGCAACCTCTGGGTTCAATCGACCGCCCCATTGAAACACGCCCCAAGGCAACGTTCCAAATTCCTCGACGATCGGCCAGGCATCGATTGTGCCGGAATCATAAACCGTTGTCGCAAAATCCGCGACTGTAGATAAACGCCACCGGATCGTTCCGGTTTGCGATATATTATGGCGGATCAATGCCATGAACTCGGTGATCCGTTGCTGCCCGAAATCAACATCGATCTGCGCCGTTGTTTGGCTGTTGCGCCAAATCTTTACAATCTGTTGATCTTGCAAGTTCGAGGCCGGCAATGTCGCAACCTCATCATCAACCGTCAAAGCTCCCTTGTCGGAGTAGTTCGTTGATGAAATTATCATGTTCGACATTGCTTAACCCCACAATTCCAATTCGACCTCGTTGTTCGCCGCATCCTCAACGATCGAGATCACTCGGAACAATTTGCCGCTGCCCAGATTATAGCGATTAAAGGTGATTTTTACCACATCATTCAGCTTCAAAGTATAAGGCTGAGTTTTAACCAGGATTCGATAAAAATCCCGCTGCGTTTTATAAACGTTCAACAACCTGGTCGCCTCGGTCGATGCCGCCGATGAATCAGCAAAGAGGCCATTGACGATCAAGGCCGTTGAATTGGGATATGGCGTTTGAACCGTTGTATCCTCGGCGATGGCAATATCCGCATCTCGAATCAGATAATCGCGCTGCGATGCCGAGATCGAGGCATCGAAATCGCTCTCACTCATCGTTCTATAGTTTTTCTTGTAATCCACTCGAACCTGGTAATTCGGAACCGCCGATGCCAGGCGAGTGATCTCGATGATATTGGTTGAATCAAACTCGGCATCCGCCGAACCGGTCGGCAATTCAACTCGGCCAACCTGGAACAACCCATCACGATCGAACCCATAAAACCCGCCAACCGTGTTGATGATCCGATCCAGGACATCCGCAACCGTGGTCATCTCTTTATCGTAAACGCCCAGGGTCGATGAGTTGGCCGATTCCAAGGCGGTGAATGACGCGGTGTCAAAATCCCCTGGATAAGTGAAACCGGCGTGATCCTCGACGATATGCTGAATAATATCTGCCGCGCTTTCGAGATAAGTTCCGCCAGGCTTTGAACCCTTCACATCGGCCGTGATGACGCCGGTGGGATCAGCAACCAGGGTGAAGCGCCCATTGGTCAAATCGACCGTGTAATCGGTTGTCAGGGTCAACGCCACGCCACCCTGGTAAACCGCATCGATGGCCTCGATCGGGCCATCGTGAACCTGGTAAACCCTGTTTGTGGAATCAACCAACGCCGGCTCGATGTTGTAAACCTCGCCATAACAATGCGGCTTTGGATTGTTCGCCAGTTCACTTGATCCCTCATTGCCGCCGGTGCCGGCGTAAAGGGTGTCAGGATAATCAACCACAAAATCATTCTGATCGTCCCGCAAGATGATCCGAATATATACGTCATCAAACTCGATCGAATGCGATTGGCCATCAAAAATGGTGAAATAATACTGCAAATCCGCGCCGGCCTCACCAACGCGAACCTCGATCGAACGGCCATCCCAGGCATAACCCGCCCAATCATCGAGACCGCCATCGGCGTTCGCCATCACAATCTCACCGAAACCAGGTTGCGAGAAACCGCCGATCTTGCCCGAGGAAAACATCGATCTCGAGAATGAGATCGGTTCAACCAATCGAGGCTCGAACAATGTGTTCGCCGGTGTTTCCGATGGTGATGTCACAAAACCCTCGCCGGAATAGTACAACGCCAACTCGGTTGACGTTGCGACATTGTAGGGTTTTGCGATCAAGAGATATTTCTTTTTCGCATAGGGATTGGCAACAAGTTGCGCGAGAGTTGTTGCGACCATTATGAACGCGCCCCCGCCAATGAACCCGCTGACATCATCCGGCTCATTTGCCGGCGCAAGGTGATGATTTCCTGTTTCATATCATTCACCGCGCCAATGAGTTCCGATGCGTTGCCCTTGATCGGTGCAATGGTGCCATCGCGCCCAGGAATGAACATCTCAGGCCCACGCTCACCAACTCGCACATTGTCGCCGCCGTGGACGTTTGCCCCTGTCATAGCGGCCAGATATGGCGCTGATTGATTGTAAAGGGTTCCAAAACTATCGGC